CTTCGGCTGGTTCGTTTACGTAACTTTGCGGCGCTCTTCATCGAGTGCTTCTTGGAAGCATTCTAGTAGTACTTTTGAAAGATAACCTCTAGTGGTCGAAAGATCACTGAAGTAACTTTTAATTGATACTACTGGTAAGTATTCAACCGGAGAAACAGTTTCTGGCTCTAGATCATCCAGGACTGAGAACATAAGAAATTGTAGTTCCCGCGAGGTCTGAGTTAGAGATAGCACAATAGGATGTATAGGGGAGAAATCTCCTATGCTCTTACTTGTCAAGGCCGCTTCACTGTACGGCACGCCAATGGATTTAAAACCTTCTTCCAAAGTAAGGATTTCCTTACTATGGTTAAATGGTTTAATCTTCATTGCCTTTTCTATAATGTTCTGAGTCCGTTTAGCTATGATGCTTTGCATCATGGTTTCACGGGTGATTTCCAAGGTGTCTTTACCCTCTATAATCTTTAAAGAGGAGGACACAGGAGATCTTAACCAAAACAGATATTTAAGGCGCAGAAGGTCCTTTGATCCAAGGACCCGATGCAATCCACAGTGGGCTGCATCAGGGGCGATGAAGTCTCTCTCACGCAATATATCGACAAGATCCAGTAGATGTATTTCGCTGGTCTTATTCAGTATATTGTGTTTGATTGAGGTGATTTCCTTGCCTCGTTGAGCTAGGCTTTTGGCGTACTCTATTTGGCTGTTATCCTTGTCTCCAATGTCTGATTTTGCTAAATTGATAGAAATACCAATTTTGCTCATCAGTGATTGGTAGCGTCGTGCCACTTCTTCATCATATATCACGACGTCATCTCCAAGGAGCCTATAATTCTTAAAGAACTTAAGCGGTTTTCCGCTATGGAACTTTTCGTAATTTGCGGCAAATTGGATGATGTCATGATGCCATAAAGCGAAGCTTGGGAAGGACGATAGTAAGCCTAACGGCTGACCTACCGACCATCTTACACTTTTCTTTAACGGCTTGATGTAGAAGTTACGCTTCGTCATTACTCGGTACCAACTGTCAGCTACATCTAGACCTCCCATCAACTGAAGACGGTATTTCTGCATTTTTGCAGGAATCCTATCAGATGCTGATGAGAGATCGAAACAATACGTCGGTTTACCTCTGCTATGCAGTACGAGGCTTAGAAAGCCTTTATTCTGATTGTTAGTGGTATCCGTCGGTATTGACTGTAGTGTCCTATACAGAGCAATCTGTAAAGGCTTTAATGATAGTTGTGACCAGTAATCTCCAATTGCAAACTTTCGTGTTTTACCACCAGGTTCGGCTGAAAAGCCTATCCTACCGGTATGAACGTCAGTCTCAGTTTCTGCTAGTTCTGACTGTTTCTCCATCCAATCAGTTATCCAATCCTGCCCAAGGGCAGAGTTGAGTTTCTTTATGGCGGGGTACAGTTCCGAATCAGCAGTCACTGCCTTTGCATCAAGGTGAGAACATGCTACAGCGGGTGC